GTCAACAATGCCTGAGCCACTCAGAAAAAGAGAAGCTCATGGTCGATTTATAAGAATACAAAAAATTAAAAAAGAATTTTTAGAAAAAACTGGTAAAGAACCTACTGTAAATGATATTGTTAAATTATCTGGACTTCCAATGGAACAAGTAACAGATATTATGCAAATATCAGCTCCAACTGAAACTACTTATAAGATAGCAGATGATGGATTATTATTAGGTGATTCGTTAGAAAGTTTTGATGACGGACCAGAAACTATTGTAGAAAGGTTGGAAGATAAAGAAATGCAAGACAAGGCCATAAAGACACTACCTAAGAACGAGAGAGATGTAATAGAATTGGCAGTAGGAATAAACACAGGCGAAGAAATGAACGATAGTCAAGTTGCAAGAGAATTAAAAATATCAAGTATGCAAGTTAAAAGATTAAGAGATAAAGCTTTTGATAGAATAAAAAGATTCTATATGAGAGAAGACTATGTAGTTAAATCTCAAAAAGAAAAAAATAGACGTGTAAAATATGTAGAGAATGTTGAGAAAAAATTAAACATGCTTAATGAAAAACAAGTTATTAAATCAATGTTATCTTCTATTATAAAGGCAGTTAACGAAAGCACTCCAAAAGAAAAACCTGTAAGAAAATATAAATCAATAAGAATTAGACAACGCAATCCTAAGATCTTTAATAAAAGTACTATGAGGACAATTACATTATCTGATTCTTTAGGTATAGATGCTGTTGTTGGCGAATTACCAAATGATAGTAAAAAAAGAGTTCAAACTTTAATTTTTAATAAAACTCAGAATAATGTAAAAGTTTGGGATTTAAAAGAAGCTAAGGGGTGGGTAAAAACCCATAAAGAGAGAATTAAAGTTTCAATTGACTTAAAAGAATTATTACAAAAAGCTAAAAAAATCATGGATAAGGAGTAGAACAATGATGCATCCACTGTTTAGAGGTAAGTTGGAAAAATCAGAATCTGGGACAGATTCATTTAAAATTAGAGGATATATGTCAGTTCCAGTTATAGATTTAGAAGACGAAGTAGTTGGACCAGAAGCATATGATGATGCTATCCACACAATAAAAAGTAGGGTTAAAAAAAGTCAACCTGTTCCTATTTTTATAGAACATAGGAGAAAAGAACTTAGTCTTCCAGTAGGAAAGTTAACTAATGCAGGGCAAGATAATAAGGGTTTATGGTTTGAAGGAGAAATCGCCGGGGGAATAATTGGTACGCCAGTTAGAGACCTTATTAAAGGTGGTTATTTATACGGGTGTTCAATAGGCGGAGACGCCTTGAAATCAGTTCCTTATTACGACTCTGATGCAAAGAAGAGCGTAAACAAAATTACGAAGATGGCATTCAGGGAACTGTCATTAACCGGACTTCCAGTCAACGAGGAAGCCGTTTTTTCCATTGCGAAAAGTTTAAACAAAGATGGAAGGGAGGTGAAGACGTTAATGAAGAAACTTAATAAAGCTCTTGATGCTCAACAAACAATACTTGCTATTGAAAAAGCTGTTGAGCCAGAAAATTTGGATGAAGCTAGTTTAAATAGGATTAAAGAAGCGTTAGGCAATCTTGCAAATTTATTACAAATTGACATGGTCGGTGGTAATGAAGTAGAAACAACAGGAATGCAACCAGCTCAACCTCAAGTAGAACAACCAGTAGAACAACCAGTAGAACAACCAATGCAGCAAGAAGCTCAACCAGTTGCTGAAGAAGTAACTGAACAAGTTGTTGACGAAACAGGTGATGGAAACATTGCCAATGAAGCAATAACTGAAGAGTCTGAAGGTGAAATGGATATCTCTGGTGAAGAAAATCCTATTGCAGAAGAAGAAGTAATGTTAGAAGATAAATCTGGCGACAAAGGCTTGGACGGTAGATTGAAAGAAATCAATTCTAAACTTGACAAGTTGTTAGGTGAAGAAATAGACGAAGAAGAAGATGAAGAGGACGACGACGACATTAATATTAATATTGATGCCGACGACGACAACGATGAGAATAAAATGTACAAAAAATCATTAGAAAGGGGTGACAAAATGAAAATATTAAAGTGTAAAAAATGTGAAAATGAGTTTAATAAGTCTCAAGATTATGATGCTAATTTTTGTCCTTCATGCGGAACAAGCTTTGAAGGAGAAGAAGTTATTAAATCTATAGACACAAAGGAAGACGTCAAAAAAGATGATCTTTTCTGTGAAGATTGTGGGATGGTATTTAATAAGTCAATGAATTATGAAGCAGTTTATTGTCCAAAGTGTGGAAAATCTCTAGCTTCTGTATCAGTAGCTGCTAGTCCAAATGGCGCAGATACTAAATACACAGGTAAAGACTTTCCTAAAGGAGATGCTTCTCCTGAAGGTGGCGACAAAATAGCTGTTGCACCAAGTCCAAACGGAGCAGACACAAAGCGTGAAGCAGTAACTCAAGAGGGCGGAAACAACGCATCTAAGTTTATCGGTAAAATTGAGAACGATAATACTCCTACACAAAAGTCTACTGCCAAATATATGGTAGTTAAAGCTGATGAGTATTTGTCAATGACTAAAGATTTAGAAATAGATCAACCAGTAGTTGATAGCGGAAATAATGTTGAAGCTATGAATAACGAAAATAGTTCGTTTATTGACGGCGATAACAAAGAGGTGACTGATAAAGGCGGAAACGATTTACACGCTGCTCGACCAAGTTCTGTACCAATGTTAGGTGACGCAAGTCCTGAAACATTCATGCAGTACGGGAAAGACAGATTGGGTAAATCTCAAGAAAGCAAATCAATGGAGAAAGTTGTTACTGTTGAAGATCGTTTAGCTTCGATTGAAAAATCACTAGACAAATCAGTAGGAAGACAATCTGTTGTAACAGAAGGAACTGACAAGTTAGAAAAGTCAGTTTCACCTGACACTTCTCAAGTAGATCTAGACAAAAATTTCGCTTCTTATTTATTAGGAGCGTAAATTATTTAATTAGTAATTGTTAGTGAGATTATACTCACGATAACATTACGAATGCCAGCGGTTTTTGAAGACTACCGCGACAACTTATAACTTCTATAAAAAATTCAAATATGATGGAGGTGAATTTAAAATGGGTTTAGAAAAGGCACTATCTAGCGCAGCTGGACAAGGTGGTGACGTTATAATTCCTCAGCTTGCTGATCAAATTATTCCGTTTATCCGCCAGAAATCTTATCTGCGTCAGTTCTTACAAAGTTTCACAATGCCAACAGAAACATACAGATTCCCCAAGCTTACAAACGGTAACGCAGTTTACTATGTGGGCGAAGCGGCTTCTGCACCTGAGTCTCTAATGACAACTGGTACTGTTGAGCTTAATGCTAAAAAGTTAATGGTCGCTCTTGCAATTTCTGCAGAGTTGGAGGAAGATTCAGTTCTTCCTATCGTTCCTGTCGTAAGGGATGATATGGCTAAAGCTTTCGCTCTTGCGGAAGAAAATGTATTCCTTAACGGGAACACAAGTCATACAGCAACGAAAACTGATCCTGCTTCTGCAACAGACGCAGATTGGTATGTAAACGATCAACGCTTAGCATTCAACGGTTTGAGGAATGTAGCTTGTGGTACAGATGTTGATGCTGGTTCGGGTGCTCTTACTCTTGCAGATATTTCAACTGCTATTCAGAATCTTGACGTTTTCGGACGTGATAAATCTGAGTTGTTATTGATTGTTTCATTGAGAGAAGAGAACACTTTGAGACAGCTTCTTGGTATCAACCTTGCAGTTAACCAACTTGGTTTAACTGGTACTTCTTTGCCGGGTGAAATCGGTAAAGTTTGGGGTGTTCCAGTAGTTGCAACAAATCTTCTAGCTGTCAACACAACTGATAGCACTTCAGAAGCTTTGTTGATCAATCGTAATGCAGCTATAATTGGTGACAGACGCGTTTTCACTATCAAATCTTCGGATGAGGTATTGTTACGTACTGATCAATTATTAATTGTTGCTTCTGAAAGACTAGCTTTCCAAGCACAATACTGTGACGCGATCACTAAGATCACAAACATCGCTGCGTAATCAATAAAAGATTATTTAGCACTTTTAAAGGGAGGGTAGTTTACTCTGTCCTCCCTTTTCATAAGTAAAGGAGAAAATAATGACAAGAATAGTGGCTGATTTTAGTTTGTCAGTAAATTGGAAAAAAACAGGACATTCATATAGAATAATGAAGGGTATTGAAATAGATTTACCTTGTGAAGTAGTGGAATATTTAAATAAAAATTATAAAGATAAAAATATATCATTCGTTGATCCAGTAATGAAATTCTTAGACGAAGAAATACTTGTTAACTCTATTGATCAAATAGAAATAATACAAAAAGAATCAGATAATATAATAGAAGAATTGGTAGAAACAAAAGTTGAAGACACAGAAGAATTTACAGACGATGATTTGAAAAACATCATTGAAGATGCCTTAAAAAAAGAAATTATTGTTCAACAAGGTGTATGGTATAAGTTTAGTGGTAGTAGTATTTGTAAAGGAATAAAGAACTTAAAGAACATTTTAAAAGCTGATAAAGCACTATTAAATGATATTAGGAGTTGCTTATAATGGATTTAAAACCATTAATATATGATAAAGATGAAAAAATATCTAAAGGTAATATCATGTGCTGGTTGTCTTTTTTCTTTTTAATGGGGATGGTGATCGCTAATCTAAGAGGGTTAGATGTATCTAATGAATCTTTTGATACCATAAAATATATCTTTACAACTACATTCATATATAGTGGATGGAAGAAGGGTGCAGAAGTACTTGAAAAAGTTGAAATAACTAAAAACGGGATTACAACTAAATGAAAACAACTTTTACTTGGCCATTAAATTTAGATTTTGCAGAAGACGTATTATACGATGCAACTAAAGTTACATTTACTACATCATATGTAGAAAAAGTAGATCCTGCATCTACGCCAGCACCAAGTATATTAAATATAGAAGGACATCAATATACACTCTTAAATAGTTTTAGTGTAAACACTAATGGAACGGGAGCTGTAAGAGTTCACTTTAGTAAGGATAATAATAATTGGTATTATTATGATCTTAGTTTATCCGAACCAGTTTGGACTAAAGCTTCAGCTATATTACAAACAGATCCAGAAATTTTAGCCAACACTAACGACGTAACGGAAATTACTGATGAAGTATTCACTAAATTCCCTTACGAGGTTGGTTCTGGTAAAATATATTGGAAAATATATTTATATGATACAGTTAAGGTCGCAGATGTTAACGTAACTTACGAACAATTTTATACAACAATTGAAAAAGTAAGAGCTCTATTAAATCCTTATGGATTAAGAGCAAAGGACCCTAACACAGGACAATTTTGCGCAGAAGGAGATTTTTTATCTGATGCAAACTTAACTGCTCAAATACCATTTGCAGATGCCTACTTTAATGAAGCTCTACAAAGAAACTTCTATTATAATAGAGATACAGTTGAGTTTCACGATGGAAATGGAAAAGAAGGTTTAAACACTTATCATTTTCCAGTTACAAAAATAACACACGTAATAATGTATAATCAATTGATGCAATCAATGAGAACATTTTTAGATAATGAATTGATTGTACATCCTGAATGGGGTGAAATCTTTCTACCTCCTGCCTATCCAGCATATCTCTCTGATAAACCATCAAGAGCTATTTTTGGAAACATATTTATACCAGGAAAAAGAAATGTAGAAATAAAATATGATCATGGATACGAAGAAATTCCAGATGATATTTGTTTAGCTGCTACAAAATACACAGCAATGCAAATTTTAAATGCATATTGGGCTTGGTTAACAAGAGGAATTCAAAGTAGAAGCTTTGATGGTTACTCTGAAAGCTATATGCAAAAACCATATCTTGGTATATATGAACAATGGCAGAAAGAAGTAGATGAGATAATGCGCCTCAGAAGAAGAAGATTCCAGAGGTCAATATAATGCAAATTGAAAAAACGTTGTTGGACAAATTAACCAATGATATTTTAGAATACGATAGTAATCTTGAAAAGGCAATGCCAGGAGTTCCTGGACTGCCAAAGCTTCCATCTGTTACTGGCAGTGGAGCAATTGATAGTAATAATAAAAAAGTAGGAGACACCGTAAAAAGAGGTAAAACTACTTTTAGAATTACTGCTATCGATCCATCAAAAACAGGTTGGGGAAGATTTACTTTAGAAGCTATTGGTGGAAAAGAAGAGCCAGGAAGAAAAGAGCCTAAAGGCACACAAGAAAGTGAGCCCCAAAAACAGGCTAAAGTTAATGTAATGGGTGAACAAGTAAAAGATCTTTTTAGTAGAGTTAAAGAAAAACTTGGTGAAAAGGTTGCTCCAAAAGAGAAACCTGCACAAGGCAAACAAAAAGAACCTACTTCAATGGGGGATACTCCTGTTAAAACTTCTAAAGATTTTCAAGTAGCACAAAGTACTTTTAACTGGTTAAAACAATTTAAAGAAGAATTTAAAAATGCACCTGTAACTGATGAAGCCACAAGACAAAAAAGAGATTTAATTTACAATCAACAGGTTGATGCATTATATGAAAAATTAAAAACTGAACTTAGTGCTGGTAAAGCTGCACAATTAGAATCTCAAGGTGAAGGAAAAGAAACCCCTTCAATGGGGTATGATGAGATGAAAGATAAAGTTGAAGGATATAATGAAAAACTTTCTAAGAAACAAGGTCTTGGAGCTGAAGAGTTTAAAGAATATAAAAAACTAAATAGACAATTAACTGAAATGGAAGATGCAACTATTAAACAAATAGCGGCTGAAAACGATAAACAGTTAGAAGCTCAAAAAGCACAAAAAGTAAACGAACTAGAAGCCAACTTAAAACAAGGTAAAAAACCTTATGGTGAACGAAAAGCTAGAGGAGTAGTTAAATTAGAAATGACTCCTGAAGCCACAGAAAAAGATCAAGAGTTTGCTGCAATGGTTAGATATAGAAAAATTCCTTTAGAAACTGTTAAAAAGAACAATAAGGCAGTCATTGATAAGTTTGTTAAATTAAGTGGAATAGCATTGCCAAAAGATTCTAAAATTAACTATATTAAAGGAACAATAAGTTTTCCATTTAATGCTCAAAATAATAAAAATATTAGTGATCAATTGAAAACTCAAGGTATGTCTGGTAGAAAAGAAATTGATTTTGATCCTGGAATGGCTGGAGAAGATTCAGTTATTAGTATTACCAAAATGCCTGGAATTGATTGGGAAATTAAATCACTATCTAGTAGATCTTTAGCAGATTCTATAAATAGTGTTTCTAAAAAATACTCAGATCAAGCTAAATCTGGACAACGTGTTCAATATGAATTTGAATTTGCTCCAGGTGTTAGTTTAACAAATCCACCTGATTCACCAGAAGGTGAAGGAATGTTGATACTTCAAGGTGGTCAAAGATCAGGTAAAGGTTTGACATTTGGTTCTATGATGAATCAAGCATTAGGAAGCGCTGATGGATCAGTAGTTAAATTTTATACATTTGATTCAACTGGTGCTTTTTGGAATGACATGAAAAAACAAAATCCTGATATCGTTAAGAAGATGGAAGAAAAAGGAATGCTTGGACACAATGGCGTAACTGCATCAGATATAACAAAATTATCTGGTAAAGATCAAGCAATGGCAACTGAAAAATATGTTGCTAATATGGTTAATCAATATAATACTGTATATGCAGAAAGAATGGCTATTAGAGATAGCGCAGGCGTTGGACACATTGGAGATGTAAAAGATCAGCAAATTCCACAAGCTGTATTTGCAGTAGACGAATTGCAACAATTAGAAAATATTATTACTGATAATCCAAATATTGGAAGAGGTAAGAAAAAAGAACTACTTAAAAAGATGACTGGAATGATGGCATCTCAAAAAACAAATGGTAAAAAGTTAGGAATCACATTTGTTGGCGCTGTACAAAATGGCTTTAAAACAAAAGATATGCAACAAATATCTGGTAGTGAAGGAACTCACTTATTATCATTAGATGGTGGTGCAGATTTAGGTTCATTTGGTCAAGCAAGAGGCTTTACAAATGCGGTTAAACGAGGACGAATTGGTGGAGCTGTATTAGTAAAAGTTAAAGAACCTGATCAAGATCCTAATTTATTAACTCCAATTTTACCAGGAAGTGGTACGGTTGGAACAATGATAAAGCAAAAAGGTAAAAAATAATGGCTGAATGTGTATCATCTAGAGTTAGCGGTATACAAGGCATGGTTGATAGAGGTGGAGTAACTGTCACTGTTTATAATGCTATACCATGTAGCGGTGATGATCTTATAGTTGAAGATGAATTACATCAGTTTGATTATGAATTAAATAACAATAATAATATTAACATAAGAGGAAATTTAAGTATCATTGGTCAATCAACAGATTGGACATTAACTAGTAATACAGTAGTTTCAGGATCATTAGTTGTAACAGATACAACTGGCACTTCAGCATATAATGAAGGTACAGATTATTCAGTAGATTATGATAATGGAATTATTACAAGAATAACTACAGGTGTTATACAAGATTTAGATATAGTAGAACTTGATTATGTTTGGATAATAGCTTGTATAGATGAAAAAACAGGAACGCCAAATAGATTGTGTACAACGTGTTTAGATCCAGATCAAGGAAATTATCCAACTGGATGCATTTACACAAGAGCAACAACAATGAAAGCTTTATTTCATATTCCTAATTATGATTCGCCATTTGAAAAAATAGGTGTTTGGAAATTAGGAGATGGTGTTGTAACAGTTCCTACAAACGTATATGTTAATGCTAAAAACTATGAAGATGGTGGGTTCTTTTGTCAAGATAAAATAAAAGTACACACACAACCTGGAGTTTGGAAGGTAATGAGTATGCCTCAGACTATTCAGATGGGTGAATTCCTAGGTAAAAGAATTCACGTACGAAAAATAGATTTTTGATGGCAGTATTTGGAAATGCAGCTTTACAAGCTCGATTTAATAACATGATAGATGATGAAATGGAAAAAGGTGTCGGAACATTAGTTGACACTATAAATGAAGTAGGAATAAGAAGAAAAACTGGAAATCTATTAAACTCTATTAGATATTTAGGTGAAACATCTGATGGAACATATAGTATTGTTATCGATTCAGACTATGCTTCATATTTAAATAAAGGTTATGGAAGTTTTGATATGAAACCTGGTTTGATGGGGAGAACAATTCCATTAAGAGATGAAAGCGGAAAAATAGTATTTAGAAAGATTGGCAAAAACTCTCTAGGATGGATTCATCCAGGATATGCAGCTACAAATTTTATAGAAAAAGCTAGAAAGAAAATATTAGAGAGTGTAGTAGTTAGATTAGAAAATTTTTTAAACGAAATAGACCCAGAAGATGGATAAGAGGTAATTAAATGGCAATTGTTGATGCAAAACATGCACTTTGGAGAGTCCTTAGAGACACATACAATGAATTGATGGAGTCACATCCTGATAAAATTGATGTAAAAGTAACAACTGCTTATCCAAGAACAGTAGAAGAAATAGATAAAAAAGCATTAATTAGTGTAGCGAGAGTTAATGCACCAGAAGAAACAAGATTTGTTTCTGATTTAATATATGAAGTTGATCCTGGCAATGGTGCAGGTGTCAATAACGCTTCAACTGAAAGAGGTTCTTTACAAACAGATGTATTTGAAGTAGCTATTTGGACATTAGATCCACAATATAGAGACGATTTATATTTGTTAACAAGACAACTCCTATTTGAAAAAAAGAAAGAAAGATTACTTACAGATTATAAATTTGTTAAGTTTTATAGGATAGGGGGAAATGATCAAGAGCTGGATGTGGCAAAGCTGCCACGAACAATTTACAGAGCAACGTTAACTTATTTAGCAATGACATACTTACAGTATTCTACAATAAGTGAACTTGTTGAAGATATAGAAGTTACGACGATTATATCTTCAGGTGGAATAGTATAAAGTACAAGGAGGGTAAAGATGGGTAATGAAGATTCCAAGATAGATTTTTTTGAATTTGCATTAGAAATTGATAAAAACTATATACAAGCTTTAAAAGTTTATGCACAAGTTAGAGATGCTAATGAAGAAAAAGAGAGAAAAGAGTGGAAGAAATTATATGAAGAAATGTTGGGTAAAACAACAAATTAATTAGAAAAGGAGGAGAAAAATGCCTACATTTGATGGAAAATTTTATCGTGTTCCGCAAGCTGCAGTAAAGACTGATATTTCAGGACTTACTTCAATTGCATTGGCGCCAGGTGGAATAGTTGCAATGATTGGGCCGGCAGAAGCTGGAAAACCTAATCAAGTAGTTCGACTTACAGATCCACTAGGAGCCCAAAATGTATTTAGAGGTGGAGACTTAGTTGACGCCGCATCGCAAGCATGGCAACATGGTGCACAAGTTATTTATATGACTAGAGTTGGTAGTGCAACAAAAGCTGATACAGTCTTACAAGATGCAATCAGTGGAGATGTTCTTACTGTTGAGTCAATAGATTATGGAGCATACGTGAACGATATTCAGGTTAAGGTAGAAGATGGAACGGTAAGTGGAAAAAAAGTGACAATTAAGTTCTTTGATTCAAATATCAATAGAACAACAATGGAAACAGGTGATAACTTAGCGAATGCAAGTGAAATAGTAAATTATTTCAGTGGTGACGTTCTAGGAGTTGATGCTTCAACATTGATTACAATGACAACAGCAGCAAGTGGAGATATTCCAGCTAACGTTGGATATACAAATTTAACTGGAGGTGTTGATGGTACGCCATTATCACTAGTAGATTGGCAAACTGGGTTAAATCTTTATGCAACAGAGTTTGTAAATATTTTACACCCAGCAGGAAGTACTGATGCAACTGTTCATGCATTGTTTCAAACACACGTTGAAACATATTCTAGTCAAAAACTAGAAAGAACAGCAGTAGTTGGGGCAGCAGCAGATGATCCAGTTGGAGACACAACTACTCCGGATTCATTAGTATACAGAGCGTATAATATGAATTCAGATAGAATGGTTTTAGTGTCACCAGGTACAGACAGTAAATCGGGTGCACATACAGCTGCGAAGATTGTTGGTAGAACTGCGGGAGTAGACGTTGCTACACCGTTAACATTCCAAACAATTACTTCTTCAGCTATCTCAGAGAAATTTACTGAGTCAGATAAAGATACCTTAGTAAAATATGGTGTACTTGCAATTGAAGAAGCTCCACAGGGAAGAAGAATCGTGAGAGGTATTACTACCGTTCAAGATCCTTCAGAAGCAATAGAAGATTCGTTTAAAGAATATAGTGTATTAAGAATTAGAGACTATGTTAATAGTAACATAAGAACTATTCTTGAGAATACATATATCGGTAAAAAAGGTTTATTTGGTGTCGAAAGCCAAATGCAAGCAACTTGTGTCTCGGTTTTAGGAAGATTGAAAGAATCAGAGATAATTGTAGGATACAGAAATATTAGAGTCACAAAAGATTCTGATAATCCAAAAGTATACTATGTAGTTTATCAAGTAGCTCCAGTAAGTCCAATAAACTGGATCTTTATTACTACAGAGTTCGTAAACACAATTTAATAGGAAGGAGGAGAGAAGATGTCAAATTTAATAGGTGCTCCGTTAACAGCAATTACCGCAAGTTTATTATTCTTTGATCAACCAGTTGGGGAGTTACAATCTCTATCGTGGAATGAAAATAATAATTACAGACGACTAAGTGCTATAGGAAATGGGGTCGATGTTATTCATGTTCCAGGTGTTGCGCAGTTTGATTTAACTGCAAGAAGTGCATTGTTAGAAACAGATTTAGTTTTAGATCTACTATATACAATGAAGCAAGGCGATTTTGAAGGCAAAACTCCTTTCGTAGGTAAGGGGCCGAACACTACAGATTCAGCAGGACTACAAAATGCTACTGTAACGCCGGAAGATCTAGTTAATGCTATCGTCGCAGGTGGCGGTGGAATAGATTTAGGAGACAAGATTTTGAGTTTATACTTCGATGTACAAATTCAAAATGCTGAAGGTGCTCCACTCTTTACATTTGAAGACGTCTCGTTAAACACAAGAAGAGCTACTCTTGATGTAGGCGGAGTTATTATCATGAGTGATGTAACTATGTTTGCAAGAAAGAAAAAAGTAGCAACAGATTCAAATAGAGCAGCAGAGCTTGCAAAAGCATTGCCAAATAATCAGCAATAAGCGATTTAGAACGAGCGTTGGGGGCTAAAATATAGTTGTATACTATAGTAATCCCCTGCGCTCGTTTTTTTTGAAAACAAAATGATAGGTGAATAAATGGCAATCATAGGAAATCCGTTAACAGCTCTAACTGCTCGAATAAAATTCGATGGGCAGGATGTAGGCGCTCTTCAAGAGTTAACAATAGAAGAAGATTTTAGAGTAAAACAAATTGATCAGATAGGTACAAATCTACCTGCTGTCTTTTTGCCAGGATCACAATCAGGAAGAATAATTGCTGCGAGAGCTTTGTTAGATGGAGATTTATTTTTTGATAAATTAACACCA